ATCCATACACGGTGCGAGCATGATTGCAATTGACATCGACGCGAAGCAGTTGACGCGGCTGCGTGAGTCTGTTGGCAAAGCAAAAAAGAAATTCGGACGAGAACTGGCGGCGGCTATCAACGCCACTGCGAAGAAAACAAAACTGGACATCGGGCGAGACGTTCGAAGCGTTATCGCCATCAAGAAAAAAGAGTCGGAAGCCCCACTAAAGATTCAGGCGAAAGCCACAGCGGACCAGCCAAAGACGACGGTTAGCATTGCAAAGACAAGGCGACTTGGACTCAGGCACTTCGGAGCAAGGCAGGACAAAAAAGGCGTCTCGTTCAAGATTTCGAAACAGGGCGGACGGAATCGAGTCGAGGGAGCTTTTCAGGGACCGAAACCCGGTGTGATGAATACCAGATGGCGTGGCAATGCGTTTCGCAGAGTAGGCAAAGATCGCTTGCCGATTATTCACATTCGAGGGGTGTCAGCGTTCGGGGCATACGTCAAGAACAAGTTCACGAAGCCGCAAATCAAGCGAATCAATGACGAGCTGCGAAAGCAGATGGAACGACGAATCAAATTGAACATTCTTCGGGCTGAAGGGCTCGTGTCGAAATAGGAAACAATCATGCCACTGCTTCGAAGAAAATCAGTATTCGCTGCCAAGGTTGAGACGACCATCGGAACCGCGGAATCGCTAACCGGCGCTGAAGGCGTATTCAACGCGGAAGATTTCAACATTCAGCCGAATATCGCCATGACTCGCCGCGAAGGCCAAGGCGGGTTCAACTACCTTGAATCAATGCCGGAAGGCATGACCGGAACCTGCACGGTAAAAATGGGGCTGAGCTACAACGGAACCGACATCCCGACATGGGCGTCAGTTTTGCTTCCGGCCTGTGGCTGGGTCGATTCAGCCGGAACGTTTTCGCCAAAAACAGAAGCTCCCGGCAGCAACGTCAAAACGATTACGATCGGTCACTACAAGGACGGAAAACGGATACTGTTGTCTGGTGCGATGGGCACGGCAAAGTTTGTTTTGCCGACTGGCAAAACAGCCTATGTGGAATTCACGTTCACTGGCAAATACTCCAGCAACGAAACCGACACGGCCCTGATCACGCCAACCTATCCGACTGTTCTCCCGCTACGATTCGCAGCCGGTGCGTTGACATGGAACTCTGTCGCCCTCTGCACTTCAAACGTTGAAATCGATTTGGGCAATTCTGTCATTATGCGGGAGTGTGTCAACGCAACGGATCGTTCTGGGTACGTTTCAGCATTGATTACGAATCGTGCGCCAGTCATCACGGCGGATCCAGAATCGGTTCTGGTTGCAACGCAAGACCGAGACGCCCACTGGCTGAGCAGCCTGCCGTATTCGCTTGTTGCTCGTGTCGGTGCATCAGGTTCAGCTGTCACATTCACCGCGAGTAAAGCTCAGTTGGAGAACAAGCAGCAGGGCAATCGGAACGACATGCTGACAGATGATCTTACCTGGCTGGCGACGGCTGGCAGCAGCGTCGACACAGAACTCACCATTGCATTTGATTGAAAGCGTTTATGCCTCGTAGTCTCGACCCGAATTCCAAGTTGACGATGGTTTTGGCGTGCGATCTCGACAAGACGCCACAGCCGAAAATTTTTGCCAAAGCGCCGACATTAAACCAGCAGCGAAAGCTGATCGGATTGATGGGATCTCTGGAAGGCGGCGACTTGCCAGCGAAGTTTGATGCCATCATCGACGCGGCCTCGGTGTGTCTCACTGGATGGGAAAACATCGACGTGCCATTCAGCCGGGAAACAATTGGCGATGTGTTGTCGCTTGATGAATTGCTGGAGGTGTTCACGTTTTTAATTTCGGCCACAGTGCCAACGGTCGACGATAAAAAAAAATCAGAGTCGCAGCCCTCCTGAGATGTGGGGAGTTGTGCAAGTCGTGCGTTGGAAAATGTCAAAACATTGTATCCGACAAATTCCCCGCAGAGATGCAGTGTCCGGAATGTGGCGGGGAGGGATGCCAGCACTGTGATGAGGGCTGGTACATGATTAAGGAATGCCCGTCAAAGTACATCGGGCAAGAACTAATTTCAGACATTCAGATCGTGTCAGCAAGTGACCAGCATTTGCCAGTGGCTGGCGGGCTACTCGATCAGTCGGCGTGGTGGTTTGAACTCAGACAACTGCTCAGAAGCGAAGAGCATCGAATCATCGAAGAACAGATGGAACGGCGGAAGTAATGAGCAACGGCATAGACTTTGTGATCGGCGGGAAGGATAAGGCGGCTCCGGCGCTTGCGTCGACCGAAAAAGGTCTTGCCCGTCTTGAAGCCGGAACGAAGTCGCTCAAGACCGCCACTCAATCGCTCATGTCGTCGATGGCTCCGCTGCTTGCTGTGCTTGCTGCAGTCAAAACCGTGATGGCCGCTATCGGCGGCGTGAAGGCTGCCAACGAAGCCTACGACAAGCAGACTGAGGCGGTAAAAAAACTCAACTCTGCACTGGCGGTTCGTGGACAACAGGCGGCATCGGCCGGAATGCAGCAGGCCGCAAAGGATCTTGAGAAGCTGACCGGCGTTTCGGATCAGGCAACTCTGGCGCTCATGCAGACGGCTCAGACAATGGGCTTTGCCACCGACAAAGCAGATGATGCTGCCAAAGCAGCCGTCGGGCTCGCTGAAGCCACAGGAAAGACCGCCGAGCAATCGTTGGGCGACATGAAAGCAGCCCTCGAAGGAAACTTTGAGGCGTTTCATGGCATCAATCCGCAGATTATGTTTATGCGGACGAATCAGGAGAAACTTGCGGCCGTGATGGCAATTGCCAATCAGGGGCTGCAGCAGCAATCGCAGGACATGGGAACTGTTGCAGGTTCCGGGCGGCGTGCAGACTCCGCGATGTCATCGCTGATGGAATCAATCGGAAAGATCATCGCCCCGATTCGAGTGCTGATAAATTCCGGAATTCAGTATCTGGCCACTGCACTCGATTCACTGCTTGTGCCGGTGGTCCAGTACGCAACCAGCGTTCTCGAAAACATTGGCCCGGTGATGGATTGGATAAAAGAAAAGATTGTCCAAGGCATCAATATCATCATCGGAGCGTTCACGTTCTTCGAGGTGATTTTGATAAATCTCGGGAGCGTCTGGGAGATCGTAAAGGCTACTGCAGAACTCGCCATGATATCTGTCAGTGAATCGGTGATGCACACACTTACGAAGGTCATTCCGGCCTATGCGAGGTGGTTTGGCGAGAACTTCATTAACCTGATCAAGGATGCATTCAACGGGGTCATTGCGGTCATCACAAACGCAGGCCGCATTATTGGCGAATTGGTCTACCAGATTTTTGCTTTTATTGCTTCAGGTGGCGAGGGCGGCATCGAAGGGCTGATGTCTGGGCTGGGAGAAGCCGCAAGTATCAGCCTGCTTGATGGATTCAAATCGTCGCTCACGTCGCTGCCAGAGATTGCAGAGCGGCAGTTGACAGCACGGGAAAAGGATCTTGTCGACAAGATTGGCGCGGTCGGAGGAAGACTTGGTCAGGAGTTTTCCGACAAGATGCAGGAACGAATGCTCGGCGTAGGCTCTGCCTTAGGTGATGAGGTCAAAAACGCCGCATCGAATATCAACCTGAAAGGCAAGGCGGCAGTAATCACTCAGGGAATTCAAGTAACGGAAGGTCGTCTGCTGACGCGCGGGCCGGGTTCGTCAATTCCGAATAAGATGGATGAAATCATCAATCTGCTGAAGCGACCACCAAAGCCACCGGAGAAACAGAAGATCCTCGTGCAGATTGATGAGCAGCAAATGCGGACGTGGGATAGGATCCAAGAAAATACCTCCAATACGGTTCAGATGGAGGCGATCGCATGAGTGGCAGCGTAACAGCAGTAACGCAGATGTGGAGCCGTCGCGGCGGAAGTTATACCTCTCAGAGGTTCAACACATTTGCAAACGATTGGACAATTACAGAGGCGTATTGCGTCGTCTGTACAGTCGACACGGATATCAAGACGATTCGAAACGCCACGGG